GACCGCCTGCTGCGCCGAGATCATGGCGCGCGCGGTGTGCCAGCCGGTGGACGCGACCGGGCGCAGGCGCAGCCGCTGGATCGTGATCCGCAACACCTACCGCGAGCTGTCCGACACCACCCTGCAGACGTGGCTGGACTGGTTTCCGGAGGAGCAATGCGGGCGCTTCAACCGCGGCGACATGACGCACGAGGTGCGGCTACGCCTGGCCGATGGCACCGAGCTCGAGCTCGACGTGATGTTCCGGGCGCTCGACCGGCCGGCCGACGTGAAAAAGCTGCTGTCGCTCGAGGCCACGGCCGCCTGGGTGAACGAGGCGCGCGAGATCCCGAAGGCGATCATCGACATGCTGCAGCTGCGCATCGGGCGCTTTCCGTCCTACCGGGATCCGGTGATCCGGGCGGCCGGCGGCTACTGGTCGGGCCTGATCATGGACACCAACCCGCCGGATGAGGATCACTGGTGGTACCGCATTTTCGAGCAGGACCGGCCGGAGACGTGGCGCCTGTTCCGCCAGCCGAGCGGCCGCGGGCCGAACGCGGAGAACCTGCCGAACCTCAAGCCCGGCTATTACCAGCAGACCGGCGGCAAGAGCCCGGAATGGATCAAGGTCTATTTCGATGGCGAGTACGGGTACGTGCTCGACGGCAAGCCGGTGTATTCCGAGTTCACCGATTCCTTCCACGTGACCGAGTGGGCGGTGCCGCTGCACGACACCGTGATCCGGGTGGGCCTCGACTTCGGGCTGACGCCGGCGGCCGCGTTCGTGCAACAGGACCGCCTCGGCCGCTGGCGGGTGATCGATGAGCTGTGCGCCGAGGACATGGGGATCTCGCGCTTTGCCGAGCTGCTCAATGCGAAGATCCAGCGCGATTATCCGCAGCACCAGTTCGTGTTTTTCGGCGATCCCGCCGGCGACCAGCGGGCGCAGACCGACGAGCAGACGCCGTTCAAGATCCTGCGGGCGAAGGGCATTGTGGCGCTGCCGGCGCGCACCAACGACTTCAACCTGCGCCGCGAGGCGGTGGCCGAGCCGCTGATGAAGATCGCCGACGGCAAGCCCGCCCTGGCGATTCACCCGCGCTGCCGGCAATTGCGCAAGGGCATGGCGGGCAAGTATTGTTACCGCCGGGTGCAGGTGGTGGGGGACGAGCGCTATCACGACAAGCCCGATAAAGGCATCTACAGCCACATCTGCGAGGCGCTGCAGTACGTGATGCTCGAATCCGGATCCAACCCCACCCTGTCGAGGGCGCAGCAGCAGAACCCGCCGCAGACGTTCGTGGCGCCGGTCACCTGGTCACCGTTCGATGCGCGCTCCTGGGTGGCGGCGAACGATAGCGGGATCCTGGTGCAGTCTCATAAAATTATGAGATTCGCCGCGTGAGCATCGACCTGGCGCGGCGCATCGGCCAGGCGCTGGATATCCGCAGCGAGTCGAAGATCCGCACCCTGAACGAGGCGCTGCTGGCCTACGTGCGGCTGACCCGGCAGTCCGCGGCCACGCCGATCGATGGCGATATCTCCGCCAGCCAGGTGACCAGCGGCACCTTTGCCGACGCGCGGATCGCCGAGTCGAACGTGACCCAGCACGAGGGCGCGCTGGAGATCACCGAGCTGCAGATCTCGGATCTCGGCAATTACCCGGAGGCCGACCAGGCGGAGACGATCAGCGGCGCCTGGACGTTCACCGCGCTGCAGACGTTCGCCGCCGCGATCGACGGCCTGGTGGCCGCCTTCGGCCGCACCGACGACGCCGCCACCGCCACCAAGTACCTCGAGATCCGCAGCAACGGCTTTGCCGGCCTGCACGTGGGCGGCGATCGCGCCAATGCCGGCGGCGAACCGGGCGGCGCCTGGATCAAGCTGTCCGTCGACGGCATGGCCCACACCGGCGCCGGGCTGCTGCTGGCGCGGGTGCAGAACGCCGGCGAGGATGGCCAGGGCGGCGCCATGACCAACTCGAGCGCCAATGCCGGCCTGATCGCCGAGGCCTCCGCCAATCCGCTCGAGTTCGGCACGAACGGGGCGGTGCGCCTGCGGATCTCGAGCGCTGGCAATGCTGTGCTGGTGGGCGGTAATTCGCTGTACGTCTCGGAGCGCGCGGCCGAAGGCGGCGACGTTGCCGGCTTCGGGCAGCTTTGGGTGAAGAACACCACACCCTGCCAGCTCTGGTTCACCGACGACGCCGGCAACGATACGCAGATCGTATGATCACGCTGCTGTCGAGCCCGCCGGCCTGGCGCGCCTCCTTCCCCACCCGCTGGTATGTGATTTTCTGCGACGTCGAGAAACGCCACTGGTGGGATCGGCTCACCCGGCCGGGCTTCGGGCACGTGTACGCGGTGCGCTGGGACGGCTTCAACTGGCTGCTGTTCAACCCCTCGGCCGCCTTCACTCACGTTGCAATCGTCGCTTGCACGGACAAGAATGCGCTCCACCGACTGGTGGAGCCGGGAGCCACGATCCTCGAGGTCGAGGCATTCCGGCAGGCGAACCGGATCCGCGGGCGATGGTGGGCAGGGCCTATGACCTGCGTCGAGCAGATCAAGGCCTTGTTAGGTCTGCCGGTGGGGCGCGTCTGGACGCCCTGGCAGCTGTATCGCCACCTCGCCAGCCTGGGCTGGCCGGAGTTACACGATGGGGAGCAAGCCCAAAACGCCGGAGCCCACCGCGCAGGAGCTCGAGCACGAACGCCGTGCCAGGCGCGAGCTCGACAAATTGACCCGCGAGGAAAACGAACGCCTGAAAGCGATCAACCGCGGGCGCACCGGTCGGCGGACTTTGCTCGGCTCCGGTAGCGAGCTCGGGATCGTCCCGGGCATGGGATCGGCCGGGGTGCGGGGCACGGCGACCGGTGGATCCCGCGGCGGCGGTGGCGGTGGTGGCGGCGGAGTCCGCGGGCCCAGCCGGGCCGGCGGCGGCATCATGGGCTCGGGCGGGAGCGCGGGCGGGCCGCGCACGGTGCGACGCTAATGGCCTTTGCGCTGCTGCGCTTTACCGGCAAACGGGCGAAGCTGCCGCCCGGCATGAAAGGCAAAGAGATCTGCGAGCGCTTCAACGACTCGAAGGCGCGCAAGGGCGATTGGGTGACCCACCTCGAGGAGGCCTATCGCTGGTCCATCCCGCACCGCAATACGTTCTTTGACGAAACCAAGGGCGGCAAGAAAAACACGCATATTTTCGATGCCACCGCGGTGCTCGGGGTGCCGACCTTCGCCACCAAAATGCAGGCGACGCTGCTGCCGCCCTGGCGGGAATGGTCGACGCTGGCGCCCGGGCCCGATATCGCCAGGAAGCACGGCGCCAACAGCCGGGTGGCGAAGCTGCTGGCCGAGTCCACCGACGTGATGTTCTCGCACGTGCACCACTCGAACATGAGCACCCAGGTGCACGAGTCGTTCCAGGATCTGGCGATCGGCACCGGATCCTATGACGTGATGGGTGGGCCGCTCGGCGGCAAGTCGCTCAATTTCAACGCCATCCCGCTCACCGAGCTGGTGCTCGAGGAGGGCCCGCAGTCGACCATCGAGACGACGTACCGCGAGCTGTCGGTGCCGGCTCGCCTGATCGCCAGGCAATGGCCGGGTGCGGTGCTGCCGCAGACGCTGCAGAAGATCGTCACCGACAAGCCCGGGCAAAAGGTCGACCTGCTCGAGGCGGTGATCTACGACCCCGACCGGGCCATATGGGAGGGCGCCTGCGTCTGGACCAAGGAAAAGGAACGCATCTGGGGCGCCAGCTGGCAGACCAACCCGCGGATCGTGTTCCGCTGGTCCGTGACCCCTGGCGAGATCTACGGCCGCGGCCCGATCATGCAGGTGCTGCCCGATATCAAAACCGCCAACAAGGTGGTCGAGTTCATCCTGCGCAACGCCGCGCTGATCGTCGCCGGCATGTGGACCGCCACCACCGACTCGGCGCTCAACCCGTACAACTTCCGGCCGGCCCCGGGTGCGGTGATCCCGGTGCAGTCGAACGACCAGAAAAACCCGACCATCCGGGCGCTCGAGCGCTCCGGGGATCTGCGGCTCGGCTTTGAGGTGCTCTCCCAGCTGCAGGAGTCGATCAAAAAGGCGCTGTTCCAGAACCTGCGCGAGCCCAGCGATGCGGTGATCTCGGCCACGCAATTCGCGATCGAGGACCGCGAGCTGGTGAATCAGATCGGGAGTTCCTTCGGGCGCCTGCAGACGGAGGTGGTCGAGGCCTCGGTGTCGCGCATCATCGACGTGCTGGCGCAGCGCCGGAGCATGCCCAATATCCGCCTGGACGGCCGCGAGGTGATCCTCAAGCACACCAGCCCGCTGGCGCGGGCCCAGGACATGGACGATCTAATCACGCTTCAGCGTACCCTCGAGGCGGCCCCGGAGGAGGCGATCGCGCTGGGCATCAAAGTCGAGGAGCTCGGCACCTGGGTGGCGCAAAAGACCGGCCTGGATCCGCGGCTCATTCGTGACCCGGGCGAGCGGGCGCAGCTGCAGAAACAGGCGGCCGAGATCATCGCGGCCCAACAGCAACAGGTGGCGAAGGCGGCATGAGCAGCGAGCGGCAAGGCTTTTACTCGGAGCTCGGCGGCGAGCCGCTCGAGCTGGGCGGCTGGGATGCGCTCGAGCACCTGGCGGAGGATCAGAAGGCGCGCCAGTTCGCCGAGCAGCTGGAACACGCGAGCATGTACCGCCAGGCATTCAGCACCCCGGCCGGCAAGTACGTGCTGCAAGATCTGTTCACCATGTTCGCCAGGCAGCGGGTGGTGCAGCCGGGCGACGACACGCATTCGCCGGGGATCCGGCAGGGCCAGGCCGATATCGTGCACCGGATCCTGGCGATGATAGAGTTCGCCAACACTGGCGGCGGGCGCCCGACGGGGCCCGGCGCCACTACCGAGGAGTGACCCATGTCCGGATTGATGGCTTTAAGGCTCGTGCGAGGGGGCGAAAAGCCCGACGTCGAGGAGCTCCGCGCGCTGGCCTACGATGGTCAGACCACCAATTTCACGCTCGGCCACGTGATCACCGGCGGCACCTCCGGCGCCACCGGCACCTTGGTCGAACAGACCGACG